CATCTCCACTTCGGCATCGTCCTCGATTTTGATCCATTTGTCAAAACGTTTTCTAGCGCGAATAGTATTTATAAGATACATGTTTTGCATGCTCTTATCGAGATGGGGACGGCAGTTCATTTCATTGGCAGGGTGAACAGTGTCGATACTGAATGTTAAACCGCGATTAATGATCCAAGGATTGTATTGTTTCTCAGACCAATCATCGACAATCAGATTCTTCTTTTCATAGTTTATATCTTTAATGAAGTCGAAGGGAGATATACCCTTCTTCTTTTCTTTGTACTCCTCAGCATCATATTCAACTTTTGGAGTACCCAATCCATCGAGCACTCCAGTCATTATTTCCACTCCATCCCTGCCATAATTTCAGCAAGACAAGCAACAAGATTGATCTCAGGATTAGCAGCAAACGCTGCCTTATACTGATAATCTGCAAGCAGCAGAACCAATTGCGAAGGATACTTGACGTCATCAAGAATGGTGTCATAGATCTTGCGGAAGATAAGATTTGGGTCATTGTCGATATTATCGACCACCCAGTTACGCATCTTCTTGAAGTCTTTGCCTTTCAACGAAGCGACAAGTTCTTTCATGTTGACTTCTTGAACATTGACGAGGATACCTTCATCAATAGTTCCGGAAACACTGTAACGTTGCAGTTCGTTTAGGACACGGCGATAGTCAGGGAAATGCTTCTTGAGAACTTCGGCGACAACCTTTTCATCGAATGCAACATTCTCAGTAGCAAGGATGTCAGATAGACGCTTCATGAAACGACCTGCCATCTTAGGACGGTCTGCCTTTGTCAATTTAAATTCGATGACTGCAGTCCGACTGTGAAGAGGGGCGATGATTCGGTTCTTAAAGTTACATGTGAAGATAAACCGACAGTTGTTTGCAAACTCTTCGATAAATGCGCGCAACGCAGGTTGAGTAGAGTTTGGATTCAGATAGTCTGCCTCATCTAGGATAACTACCTTAGTCTTACCGCCAAAGGAAACTGACGAAGCGAACTCTCGAATCTTGGTGCGGAGAACATCAATACCTGATTCTTCAGAACCGTTGATAATAATGTAGTCACATCCAAGTTCTTCGCAAATCGCTCGAGCAATCGTAGTCTTACCAACACCTGCTGAACCGCAGAGAAGCATGTTTGGAATTTCGCCAGTCGCAACGAACTCGCGAAATGTCTTTAGTTGATCATCAGGGAGAATACAATCATCAAGTTTGCGAGGACGATACTTTTCAACCCAGAGGAACTGTTCTTTTGATACGTTCATTTTTCACTTCTTCCATAATGTTATACTTGGGAGACCATCCCAAGTTTCTTAATTGTGAATTGTCAGCATGTGTAACAATTCGTTCACCAGTTACTTCACGAATAGGAACATCACGATATCCATATTCACGAGCAACATCAACAACAGAGACAGGATTACCTGTCCCAATATCCAATTTACCCTGAATACGGGTATCTGTCAATATAATTCTCATCGCTGAAACAACATCTTCAACATGAGTCCAGTCTCGTTTATGATCAGTAAGATACTCGACTTTGTCATTAAGCATCATGTCATAAAACATATCGGGACGAGAGTCAGGTCCATAGACAGTGTGAAAGCGCATTCCTACAGAATATTTTGGAGCAACTTCTTCCATTGCCTTCTTACTAGTAGCGTATGGATTCTGCCACCACTCATAGATTGAAGAAGAGGAAGCATAAATGCAGCGAAGATTAAGACGGTCGCATTCCGAAAAGACTTGCATCGATCCTTTGACGTTCACGTCCCAATATTCTTCAGGGTCTAACCAACTCTTGCGCACACCTGCTAGTGCGGCAAGATGTAATACTGCTGAATAATATTCAGAGATTTTAAAATCGCGAATATCTCCCTCGTACGGAATCATCTCGAAGGAGTCGGACAGAATGCGTAAAGCATTCCGCCCGATAAATCCCTCATGCCCTGTTATCAGAACCTTCACGCAGGGTTATCCAACCTTGACGGTAAATTCAAAATCATTCAATACCAGAAACTTATTAAACTGGCGAACGATTTCTTCAGGGTTGTGCTCAAGTTCAACGTCAAAGTCCATACTGGTTGAACGATTGAGATGATCATCGTCGCTGTTGTATGGTACGCGAGCGCTGAAACTAATTTCTAATTTATTCATGTTACTCTCCAATTAAACTACTGACGATGGTTCCATCGCCAACCAATACTCAAGGTTCTTGGTTGCATGTTTAAAGTGCATTGCTTTCTTACGACCAAGAGCAACTGTGTAGTCATCTGTAATGACCTTCAGATTCTCAACCTTGAGTCGACAATCAAAGTCACCAACATCAGTTGTAGTCAATTCCTTACGATACGCATTGGCACGTGGATTGCTTGGGTCACTAACGCTCAATGTCACCTTGCCATCCTTAGAGACAATACTCATGGTCGGAGCAGAGAGAACGTTCGCTGCCTTCTGCACCATGCTGATATCAGCAGCAGTCAGGGTGAAGTCGAAGAATGGATCAATCTCGAGAGTCTTGTCTGGGGCAGCAGTAACTACACTGGGATCAGCATAACCATACTCAAACTCAGACTTACCCTCACGAAGGAACATACCTGTTTCTTCAAAGTCAATCTCAGGATTTTCCCAGAGACTCAGCAACGCAAGGAAGTTGTTCAAGTCATAGACCGCAAACTCACGGTCAAAAGTTTCTGAGACTGTTGCGCGAGAGAGGATATTCTTACCTGCACTGACAGTGGAAAGAACATTGCCCTGACGAACAAGGATGTTGGTATTAATACTTGCAAAGTTCTTCAAAAGTGCAAGAGTGTCGGATGAAATCTTCATAATATATTAGTCCTTTTTCTTTTTAGTTTTCTTACTGGGTTCTGCAGTAAATTCAATTATACCTGGAATAGTGTCGGAAGTCAATAGAGAAGTGGTTCCCATGTTATGTAAATGCCAGTTGGGGGCAGTCGCATATTCTGGTTTGACAGTAATAGTATCTGAATACGACAACGAGGTCTTCAATTCATAAGGTTTACTATTGACTTTTTCAAATGGATCAAGTATACTACTCTGTTGTTCCTTGTCGTGCACATGCATCGCAATGATTGCATAGTGAATGACTTTCAACAAATCCTTACGCCAGTCTTCAGGTGTTCCCTTGTGACCGTACCGCTGGGCATACTTCAGGATATTGCCTACAGTAAAACCAATACCATGACCACCGTCGATAATAAACTCGGTTGCTTGGTATTGATTCTGCGAGTAATGCTCACCATAGGTGGCATTAATATATTGGGTAATCTCCCGTAGGAGATCACCCTCGTCATACTTGTAATTAATTGTCATTATGTCTCCTTAGAATGGAACTTCTTCATTTACAGACTGGAAATATGCGTCTTCATTTACGCCATCATCTGGCATGGCATCGTTATCGACTTTCTTGTAGAGGTCTAGGAAAGCGGACTTGGTGTCAGCATCGAAGCGATTGACGCAAAGTTCGATTGCCTTAGCACGTGAACCGAACATAGCAAAGGCATTGACGATGTGCTCAAGACGACGAGTCGAGATGAGTTCTTCGACGCCACCTTCATAGAAAGTCTTGCGGATAATATCTGCCCAAGTTACCAACTTGTCAGCAAATTCATCATCAACCTTGTTGACTTTTTCCATCTTGTTGAGGATAATCTGCTTCTCAATCTTCAGCGAAGGATATTCCTGTTCAACAGTGATGGCGAAACGCTCAAGGAACGCATCGTCAAGAATCTGAGCAGACATAAACTTGCCATCGTCAGAACCACGACCCTTGGTGTTCGCTGTGGCGATGACATTGAAACCTGCCTTGGGGTAAACTGTCTCACCAGTTTTCTTGTTGAAGTATGGTTTACCTTCAAGGATTGCTTGGAGGCACATCATCTTGTTCGAACCACGGTCGATTTCGTCGAGAATAAGGATAGCACCACGCTTCATGGCAGTGAGAACTGGACCTTCACGGTAAACAACGTTACCGTCGACGAGGGTGTTACCACCAATCAGGTCGTCTTCATCGGTTTCGATGGAGATGTTAACACGCATACATTCGCGCTTCAACTTGGCGCAAACCTGCTCGATCATGGTGGTCTTACCGTTACCCGAAAGACCAGAGATAAACGTTGGGTAGAAGTTGTTCGACTTCACAACCTTCCGAAGATCGTTGTAGAAACCAAAGGGAACATAGGTTGGGTCAACGTGCGGAACGAGGTTCTCGATCACTGTCTGCAACTTTGGTTGAATAACCATCTTAGGAGCAGAAACAGGGACTTGGGCGACAGGCGACTTAGCACCTGTCATCAATGGAGAAAGGTCATACGTACCACGCTTGATCATACGGTCACGTTGAAAAATCCAACCAGGATACTTCATCCCAAGAGATTCAGCAGCGGCAACAACATCACGTTTGCGGAAAACACCATTGTTGGTGTTATTGTCGGAAAGGTACTCAACCAAAGCATCACGATTCATCATAAAAATATCCTCACATCACATCATCAATTAATATATTCAATATACCCTAGAACGGTATAAAAGTCAAGCCGCTTTTTCACTATAAAGATAGGAAAGATAACCAGCGATAAAGGCATCAGAAGCACCAACCATCACGCGAAGTTGGGAAACAATAAAATCAAGTTCAATAGACTCAACCCAACCATTTTCAAAATCATCACGAGCAGTAGCGAACCCATCAGCGTAAGAAGTAAAATCAGTCATCAACATTTCCTTTCTCATCTTATATTCCACTCTACCCCGAAACGAGATAAAAGTCAAGCCTATTATTTTGCAAACCCGATAAATTTAATTTTAACTGGTGGGTATGAGATTTAATCCCTCTTCATTATACACCCCATCAACTCTAATGGTGTATGAAAAATGGGGTAAAGGATCTACACCATGATAGTCTGAAGTATTATACGCATATAATTTGTAATCTTCTGGTAAAAAGACTTTCTTATCATTGAGAGAATCATAGACATATATCGGTCTATACCCACCAGGATTGAAATTAATATGGTGGTCAAATTTTTCGGTCACACGTTGATCTTTGTGACATGGAACTCTTGCCTCAGACCAAGACCCATATATGACTACTCTACCAATTTCCTTAAAAGGTAGTTCTTCAATACATTGTTTGGTGTATGGGAATTTTTCAATCAGTTCAGACCAAGGATATAAATCTTGAGTTTTTGTGTTAAACAAATTTGGTTTTAACTCTAAGATAAAGCACCAAGGTACTACAGTTTTACGTTTAAAAAATAAGTATTTTCGTATTTCCATGGGGGACAAGTTAGAAAATACCGTCTTGTCCCCCGAGTAATTAATTAAGATTGACGGTTCAAACTCCCCATCAATCTCTCTTTCTCTAAGTTTGGGTGGTATAACTCCACCTACCATCGGCAATTTGTCAAGGTTGGTAGTAGCAAGACCCAAACAAATTTCGTCATCCAATTTCTTAAAATCAAAATTGCATAAAGAAGTAAAATCTACAAACGGTAGTCCATTAATACCAGTTATCTCATGAGGAATAAAATCCAAATTTGGTAATTCCATATTATGCGACTGCCTGTATCATTTTATTCAGCAGAACTCGGTTGGTCTGCTTAGTATTTTGGAACTTCTTGAATGCCCGACGAAGATCTTTAGGGTTGCTGCTGTCAGTCTCAAAGACATCTTCACCAATAGTCAACTCGCTACCACCAGGAATCAAAAAGCGATCATCGAAACCAAATGATTTTGTGGTGTGGAAAAACTTTTGCTTCCATTCATTCTTCCACTTGGTATCGAAATCTTCAGCAGAATTGTGTATACGTTTTGCTACCCACTTAGGATTGTAAGGAGCGATGTAGAAATTGATAACACGTGAACCAGTTGCCTTCTTGTAGAGTTCTAGAAGAGCAACTTGCAGTTGAGTGCGATAAACTTCATCATTATACTTAACTGTCACCGAAGCATTAGTGCTTGCATCTGTGATATTGATATGGTGCGAACCATAACGGCCTCCAACAGTGATATTGTTATCACCATCACCATCGGTGAGGAACACAGTGTTGAGAACTTCTACGCGATTTTTAGCACGGAACTTGTCAGCAATCGAACGAGCAACCATGATTGATTCTTCAAGAGGAGTCGAAGCAAGACCCATGATGTCTGAATTGCGAACGAATCTTTCGGCGCGAAGAGAAGGGCGAACAGAATAGTCATATCCCTTGGCGCACATAAGAAGAGTGCGAACTACTTCATTAAACTTAGCAGACGAACAGTTATCTGAAACAAACTGCAACAGATTGAATGAATTGTCACCGATTTCAAGTTCCTTGCCAGATGAAACCGTGTCATTAGAACGATTTGCACGCATGGCATCAGACTTGGAATACTTGTCATTGACAACACCATTGTTGGTGAAACCATAAACTTCAAACGGGATGCGAACCTTGCGGCAGAACATCATGAGCGTAACCAACTGCTCAATCGTACCTCTCATGTTTGATGCCATCGAACCAGACATATCCAGGAACAAAAGCATACCATGGTTTTTACCATTAGGAACAACTGTATTGCGAGCGAACAGGTCTTCGCTGATTTTATGCGCCCAAACACGGTCAACATCAAGACGACCAGTCTTAGAAATCTGCGCACGAGCAAACTCTGAAGCGCGACGACGCATTTCAAATTCTTGAACCATGGTATTAATATACTTCTGGTTGTTGTTGCGGAACTCAGAGAAAACTTCCTGTGCGACTGGGTCATAATCTACAGTTTTTATAAACCACCTGTCAGCATACACAGTCGGACGCATCCTATCAAGAACCCAATCCATAGGAATGACATAGTTCTTGGTATCAACCTTGCGAAGAATACCATACGCATACTCACGCGACTTTGAGTCGATGAACGTATCTTCCATTTCGCGGAAGTTCTGATCAGTGATAGAGACAGGGTCTTCGCTGAGAACTGGTGTATCGTTTGAACCAGAAAGTTTTTCGCTTTGAGTTGGAGCAACACTGCCATCTTCATTTGCGTCGTCGGCAGACTTAGCATCAGACTTAGCATCGGACTTAGCATCTTCACCAGTTTTATCACCAGTTTTATCGCCAGAATCAGCATCGGCATCAGCAGATTCGCCTTCGCTCGACTCGCCTTCGTCACCATCACCAGAATTCTGATCATCCATGTCGGAGAACCATTTATCGACATCGTACGAGGCATCGTCGTCACCATCTGAATCGTCCATAAGTTCGCCCATGAATTTTGACGAATCAAAGTTATGCTCGGGTTCAGATTTAGCAAGTTCATAGAGTTCTACTGCGAGCGCAGCAACATCATCCCATGTTTCCAACGCATCAACACGAGCAAGATACTGATTCTCATCAGCGCTGAAAGGAGCATTGAGGAAAGAACCAACCTTATAGTGCAGATTGATACGGTCAATAAGACGCAACTTGCTGAGATCATATCCCTTAACGCCGAAGAAGTTATTCTCGAACAGTTCCTGATAACCAGCGAAGAAGTTGCGACGGATGCCAGGAAACTTGTCCTTAATCTTGCGCTCGATACGAGCATCTTCAAGAACGTTCAGATAGGACTTGATGCCCATACCGCGAGCATCAATCTCGCCATGCCAACCCTGAGCAGGTGTGAACAATGCATGTCCAACCTCATGACCGATAAGCAGGTCATAAAGGTCAGACGACATGTCTTTCCAGATAGGGAGGATGAGGGTGCGGTTCTTAAGGTCGAACATCGCAGTGGGAACCTTCTGATGTTCAATCCGAAGGTTCTCAGTTGCGAGCAATTTAGCAAGGGTAGACTTATGGGAAATAGACATCACGAAACCTCATCAATTAATATATTTCATTCTACCTCCAAACGAGGCAAAAGTCAAGCCCTAAAATTACTTTCAGGATAAATTAATTACAGCGGGTGATGCGCTTTTCGTAGTAGTCGCCATATCTATCGATACCACTGGTAAAAATTTCACGGCAATTCTGGCGACGATAGTGATATTCATACTCGCGGTCATAGACTTCGCGTTCAACTTCACGCTCTGCTGGTTGTTTACGACTAGCAGCACCAAGGATGAAGGCACCTACACCGATAGCGATCGCTTCACCAGTGCTGATGCGCGAACGTTTTTCACGGTGCTCCCAGCGATTTCCGTCACGATTATCACGATGACGTGCCTCAGCAGCAACAGGAACAAAGGCAACACTAAGAGCAACCAAACTTACGACAACAGATTTAATCATAAACTTTCTCCTTCTATTATTCCATTCTACCCTAGAACATGACAAAAGTCAAGCCCTTATTTACGATATCTTGTCATGGTTCCATCGTGATGCGCGAGATACGCTTCAAAGTCCACATCTGGATATTCATTTTTCAAGTCGATTAACATGTCAAGATTCGAGATCGCATCATCAAACAAACGAACACGAGCATACTTGCCTGTGTCGAGATACTGTTTAATGAAGATCTTTTTTCCAGCAGCGGAATTCGGTGCGTTTAGATTACCAGCGCGATGCACATGGATGTCATCAATATCGATACCCTGTTTACGGAAGGTATCTAGGAACATGTCACGATCGTCAAAGTCAGCACGAGCAGTGATAACAATCATCTTGCTACCCTTTGCCTTTACGTTCTTATGAATCGCGATTAGTTTGTTGATTGCTTTCACAATAGGTTCAGAAGTATCGCGGAAATGTTTGGCATCGCGAAACTCTCGGAAGTCAAATGACTCACCAGCACCCAACTTGTAGGTGTTAAACTCTTGGTTAGACAACTTACGGAGGATTTCTCCACCCTTCATCACATAGATGAGTGCCTTTGTGTTAAAGAGGGTCTCGTCAATATCCCAAATGGTCAGACCAGAACCCTCTTTACGTTCGAAAATATAATCTTTAAAACCAATCATACAATCAATATACCTGCCTTTTCAGTAAAAGTCAAGCCTATTTATTCGTTGGTTGAATTTTTTTTCCACGTTTTGGTTTAGGAGTTTCTGTTTCTTGCGTTGGTTCTTGTGCCGCAATGCGCTTTTCTAACCGCTTGGCAACTTCCCCAGCATCCAACCAGATATCCTTATTGTCTAGCATGGATTTAATTTCTTCTGGAGTCAAGAAATCTTTATAGAACGAATCAAATAATTTTTCTGACCAAGACCTGAAGTGTGTGATTTGATCATACATCTCACCACCCTTGCCGATCGTGCCACTAGAATAATTGTGGAACATGAACATGGTATGATCAGACAATTCAAACCTATCTGCTGTCAAGAATATCAAAGTAGCAGCACTCATACAAATACCCTCAACTGAACAGACGATGGTGGCATTTGATTCCTGCATCGCACGAACCAGTTGTAAAGCAGAGAACAAGTCACCACCTTCACTGTTTATACGAATGTAAATTATATCAGTTTCACCTGCTGCACGCAGAATTTGAAACCATTCAACATATTCTTCAGCAGGTTTAATTTCGCCGCAGAGATAAAATGTTACAGCAGTTGCTACTGGTTGCTGAAAGAACTTCGCTCTTGGGAAATGGGGCAGATCGCCATCACTCATAGTGTCTCGTGATCGCGGTGATTTTGTCAATTTGTGCATCAATAATTGGTATCCTGTTTGGCCAATGAATATACTCCTTCTCAGGATTCTTCATCAGGTTGTAAAGTAGGGGAAGAATTAGATCTTCGACTTGTTTTAGTTTCTCTGTAACTTCCATTTCAACGAGTCGTTTGTGTTCAGAGATCATTGTTGACTGGTCTGCTGTCAAAATACGAGACTCAATGTCATAGAGTTTTGCCATAATCTCATCCTTGAGATCGTCAGCGTCTATCTTTTGAGAACTATATGGTTCTTGGACATGAATTACAGTTTCGGTTGGATCTTCAAATGTGAATCCAAAATCATACGTTTTGTTTGACATATTTCCTGAGATACTTTCTTGCTCGTTTGTTTAAAGACTTGAGTGCCATATCGAGTTTCAACTGTGATACATGATCAGAAAAGTTTAATCCTTCCATGTGGTCAAATTCATGCTGGGCGATTCTTGCAGGCAGACCCGTAAAAGTTTCAACCGCATATTCTCCAGTAACAGTCTGATACGACAAGGTAACTTCCTTTGGGCGTCTAACACTCAACCACAATCCAGGATATGATAAGCATCCTTCCTTGGCAAGTTCCGTTTCCTTGGACACAGAAATTACTTTAGGATTAAACACATTCTTACGATTGTCATTATCTGACCCCATCACAAAAACCTTGGCATCGATTCCTACCTGATTGGCAGAGAGACCAAGACCTCTTAGTCGACGACATTCTTCCCACAAAGTATCAGCAAGTTCCTGTGCATTTTGAGTTTCAAAATCAAAACTTTCTGGAACCTTACGTAGAGCAGGGTCTGTAAATTTAATTAATTCCACGGTTCATCCTATGCTTTTGTAATCACAAGTAAATTGTTATCGTCTCTGGTTGCACGATTCTCATAAAAGAAGTAATCTAAATCCTTGACCTTCTCTTTTAAAATATCAATATACTCAGGAACGATATCCTCAACAATTAAATACCCTCCCGACTTAACTCTTGGAAGATAGTTATCTATAAAAAATAATATGTCAAGCAACATGTGCGAACCATCGTCAATAGCAACATCAATCTCGTATGGAATCATGTCCATAACTTTCGGGGAATATGCATCCCCAATAATGCAGAAGATATCTTTAAATTGATTTTCTGGTTTATTAAACTGTTTGCTGGCATTAATATCAAGACCAATTACTCTGGCGTTCGTAAAGTAATCATTCCACAGTATTAAAGATGCTCCCGATTTAATACCAACCTCTAGGATTGTTTTCGCTGTTTCTTTTATGTCTAAGAAATATTTATCATAGACTGCAGGAACATAATCATGCGCATCAGAAAATTTGTCACTAATATATCTGTAAGGATCTGCTTTATATAATTGTGAGACCAACATTATTATACCACCATTTCACTGTAATTATTTTTCTTTTCGAATTTGATCAAACTGCGGAACTTATCGAACAGTTGATCACCCTTGTGACTGATGACAAACACATTAGTATCTTCCCCGACAGTATCTAACAGCGCCATAACATAGTCGGTGCCATTATTATCTAGAGAGGAATCAAATACCTCATCGAGTATAAGAAGATTAGTTGCCACGCTGTTCTTCATCTTAGCAATAGTTCGCCAGGTAAACAGGAGCGCCAGATCGATTCTCTGCTTCTCGCCTTCCGAGAACGAAGCATAACTGAAGTCATCGCGATGTCGGGACTTGATTGTCTCATCGAACTTCTCGTCAAGATTAAACTGCACAAAGAAGTCCATCGCCTGAAGATATTTATTCACCAACTTATTAATAACTGGAAGATACTGCCGAATAATCTTAGTCTTAATACCAGTGTCTTTGAGCAGCGTCGAGACAACTTCCATGTAATGCTTTTCTTCATTTAACCTTGCCTTTTCCTCGTTCTGAGTCAAGACTTCTTTAGCATATGTTTTCAGTTTTGTTTTTTCTTCATCAATATCTGCAGTCTTAGTAGTGATGTCATTCAGTTCCAAGTTTAGTGCTTGGATGAGACGCTGCTGGACAATAATTTCATTGTTGTTCGTGATGATCTCTGCACTTAACTCAGAAATTTGTTCGGAGAGAGTCTCATTTTCCGCGATAAGTTCCTCAAGTTTTGTAAACTCTTCCTGTAACTTATCCATTCCCGAAGATAGTTCTTCGATTTTCTCTTGTCTGGATGATACGATGGTTTCTTTATGATCGTGAGCAATGCCTTGCTGGCACGTCGGACATTCGTCTGTCTCATTGT